TTCTTATATCTTTTAAAAATAAAATCTTTTTATATTAAAAGAGTTTTTAAGAGAAATAGAAAGTAAGAAATAAAATGAAAAATATAACTACTAATAAAAATATCGTAGAGAATAAAATATCTCTTAGTCTAAGAGAATTTTCTAAAAAGAGAATTCTATTTAGATTAGATAATACTAAAAGAAATAATACGAAATCTTTTAATATTTACGAAAAAGCTAAATTATCTACTAATATAGAAATAGCTTTTAATAATTCGTATAGAAAAATAGATATAGAATACGATACTACTAAAAATAATAGATTTAAAAAAGTTAATCTATTAGTAGATATTAATTCGTATTTAGATAAATCTAAAAAGAATTTATACTTAGATTTATTAAATTCTAACGATATTTTTATTAACGAAAATAAAGTATCTAACGAAATTATAGAGAATAATAAATACTTTCGTAATTTAGTTACTAGTCTTTAATCTTAATTAAAAGAATTAAGCGTCTTATATTAATTTATAAGACGCTTTTTTTATATCTATTCTATTTCTAATTTTCTTATTCTCTCTTATCTAATTAGCTTTTTAAAAGTCTATTAAGTTTAACGATTTTTAATCGTATTAAGTTTAAAAAGAAAATTGACTAGCTTCTAGAGAGAGAGATAGAGTTAGTGTTGAATGGCTTAAATCTGTATAAATTTTTGTGTAAAAAAAAAAAAAAATTTTATATAAGTTTATAAAAAAGACTTAGGCGATATTCAATGTAGGGAGACTTACCTGAATAGGGGTGATGGTGGGCAAACTTTTTTGTTTATATAGTATCATAAACGAATTAAGGTTACTTATGACTATATCAATTTTACTTCCTACAAGGAAGAGAGTACCCTTATTAGAAAAATGTATAAATTCTTTACTAGATAATGCTTCTGATCCAAGTAAAATTCAGCTTCTTTTTGGAGTAGATGACGATGATCAGGAGAGTATAGACTTCTTAAAAAATTTTAAACATCCAGCTAGATCAGTAATTAAGTTTAAAAGACAAGGTTATGAAAACCTTCATTTGTATAACAATTCTCTAGCTTCATATGCTCAAGGCAATTGGATAATGTTTTTCAATGATGATGCGATTATGCAAACAAAAAATTGGGATTTAGAAATCAATAAATTTGACGGACAATTCAAGCTTCTTAAAGTAAAAGAACAAACTGGACATCCTTATAGTATCTTTCCTATTATACCTTACGACTGGTTTAGATGTTTAGATCATATAAGTCTTCATGGTCAAAATGATGCATGGGTCTCTGAGATTGCTTATATGTTAGATGTAATGCAAGATGTTCCTATAGATGTCTTTCACGATAGAGCAGATATCACTGGTAACAATAATGACGATACTTTTAAAGAAAGAATCTACAAAGAGGGGAACCCTGATCAAGAAGGTGATCTTCATCATCAAAAAATGGTAAACTCTAGATTTGCAGATGCTGCTAAGTTATCCTGGTTCCTAGATAAAATCGGACAAACTTCTTTACATTGGAAAAAAATTACTAAAAAAGAAATTAAACCTTTTGCTAATTTAGAAAAAAAATTTTTAGAGTATCAAAAAAATGGCTCGTTAGGAGCAGGGAAACAAGATGCAAGAACTCCAGATAAAGGAAAAGTTAAAGTCAGCTATTCAGATATACAAAAAGACTAAAGATAAAAGAGCTGGCGAAGTCATTGAGCATTTAACTAAGATACTATCTACTTCTAAATCTAGGGATAGTTTATTAGATTATGCAAAGCATGTATATCCTGGGTACAAGGATCCTGCACATATACAATTAATTGCAAAAAATTTAGAAGCTCTAGAGAAAGGTGAGATTACAAGACTAGCAGTCTTTATGCCACCAAGGCATGGAAAGAGTATGTTATGCTCAGAGTTTTTTCCAGCATGGTATCTAGGAAATAATCCTAATGAATTTGTAATTCAATCTACTTATGCTCAGGAACTTGCTGATGACTTTGGACGTAAGGTTCGTAATCAACTAGCCTCTCCAGATTTTAATAGTGTCTTTCCTCAAGTAGGACTACGTGCTGATTCTAGTTCTGCTAAAAGATTTCATACAATGCAAGGTGGAACTTATTCTGCTGTAGGTGCTGGTGGAGCTATTACAGGTAGAGGTGCTCACTTATTAATTATTGATGATCCTATAAAAGGTAGAGAGGACGCAGAGTCCGAGACACAAAGACGTAATCTAGTAGAATGGTATAAGTCTGTCGCTTACACTCGACTTCAACCTGGTGGAAAAATTATTATAATTCAAACTCGTTGGCACCAAGATGATTTAGCTGGTCACATTCTAGCAGAGAGTACAGAAGATTGGAAAGTTTTAGATTTGCCTGCGATAGATAAAAAAGGAAATGCTTTATGGCCTGAAGCTTATTCGAAACCGGATTTAGAAAAAATTAAAGCAACAGTAGGTCAACGTGTATGGCAAGCTCTTTATCAACAACAACCAAGTAATGATGAGGGATCCATTATTAAAAGAGAGTGGTGGAATCTTTATGAAGGTGAAAAAATTCCTTCGTTATCTTATGTACTTCAATCTTACGATACTGCGTTCTCTACAAAAAGTTCTGCTGACTTTTCTGCTTGCACTACTTGGGGAGTATTCAATGCTCGTGATGAAAATAATAGACCTTACGCTGCTGCTATATTATTAGACGCCTGGAAAGAAAGATTAGAGTATCCTGATCTAAGGAAAAGGGCTCAAGAAAAATACGAAGAATGGAGACCTGATCAAGTACTTATAGAACAACGTGCCTCAGGTCAATCTCTTATACAAGATATGAGAAGATCAGGAGTTCCTGTAGTTACTTTTAATCCAGATAGAGATAAAGTTTCTAGAACACACTCGATAGCTCCAATGTTTGAAGGTGGATTAGTCTTTACAATGGACGAAGATTGGACTAAGAGTGTAATAGATGAATCAGGGTCTTTCCCTTATGGGAAGCATGACGATGTACACGATACTTGCGTTCAAGCTTTAATGCGTATTCGTGAAGGTTTTCTAGTAACTCACCCAGATGATCCTGATGATGAAGATTATGAACAAGAAAAATATAATAAAAAAGACAAACATTATTACTCTTGATAGGTATAGGCCTTTTAAAAATAGACCTATTTCTTCTAAAGAAGATGAAGAAATGCAAGATGATCAAGTCGTAGCTTCTTTTCACGATGCTTGTATAAAAATTTCTGAGAAGATGGATGTTAAAGGATATGCTCTAGTAGCCTGGGACGAGAGGGGAGTTCCTTGTTTATCATGGTCTACAGACCACACTAAATCTCCTATTAGCGAAATGTTACTTCCGACCTTTACACAATCATGTTTTCAGACTATAATAAACAAAAAATTAAGTACAACGGAGGATTTAAATGAGTAACCCATTTACAAGACAAGCGATTAGTAATCACAATACTAAAAATTATTCTGTAGAAGATGTTAAAAAATCTAATGCAAGATTTTATGAAAAATTTCCGGCAGCGATAGAACCTGCAGCTATGATTAAAAAAGCTATGCAGAATCCTGAAGATGAAGTAGTACTACAACAAACAAGACGAGAAAACGAAATGGAAAATATCATAGGAAAACTAAATATAACTGGGAGTATATATTAATGACTAAAACACAAACTGTTACTAGAACACCTGTTCAGTATAATTCAAGTGGAGCAGCTGCTGGTTTCGGACCACAAGCACATCCACCACATCAAGATCCATCTGCTGCAAAAACTATTCAAGATAAGACAAAAGGTAATTCTAATTACCATGCAGATAATACAGCTTTTATTTCTAAACTTAAAAGAAGTTAGTTATGAAGATGACTGCGGGTTCAAGATCAGGAGAAGGAAGATTACAAAATTCTATAATGTCGGCGCCTAAAAAAGTAAAACGAAAGGTAAAGAAAAATGTTAAAAGGCAAAAGAAAAAAATTAGATAAAAATAAAGATGGCAAAATATCAGGTGTAGATTTTGCTCTGTTAAGAAAAAAGAAAAAGAAAAAGGTAAAAAAATATGTCAAAAAATAGAAAAGATAATGACGATAATGATTTTGTAGCAACTAAAGCTGAACAAACTTTTGATGACGATGGTAATACTAAAGTAGCTGAGATACCTTCAACTAAAAAAACTAATTTAAATGTAATTAGACAAATAGGTCAAAAAGCTAAAGATAAATTTAGTGTTAATAAATTATTAGATAGTAAACAAAAACCAGCTAAAGTTATTCAACTAAAGCCTAAAGATTAATGGCCAAGCAAAACTTCGGCTTTTATACTAAAAGAGATAAGCCTAAGTCAAGATCGGGTACACATAAGAAATCACAAAATAAATCAGAGAAACTTCAAAAATCTCAACGAAGATACAAAGGACAAGGTAGATAATATGTTTGAATGGGGTTTTGATAAACCGACACAGACACCAACTTTTGATCAAACTATATCTCAGGATATAATGGACTTTAATACTTTTGTTAAACAAAATGTATCAAATAATATGAATACTCAGCCTGCTCCTAATAGTATTCCACCTATGAATTTTTCTGGTAATGCATTAAGTAATATTAAACAAGAACAACCTGTTATAGATTATATGACTTATAATACTCCTCAACCAGATGAGATACCTGATTTAGGAAATCAAGAACAAAAAAATATAACTAATCAAGAATACACAGGTTTACTCGATGCACAAGAGGGTTTAAATCCTTATGGCTAGAACTAGAATAAGACCTAAAGGTAGAAGTATTAGAACTTCAGTAAAGTCTGGAAATTTTAGATCAACTAAATCTGGAGCTGGTATGACTTCTAAAGGTGTAAAAGCTTATAGACGAGCTAACCCAGGTTCTAAATTAAAAACTGCAGTTACTGGTAAAGTAAAGCCTGGAAGTAAAGCAGCAAAACGTAGAAAAAGTTATTGTGCAAGATCAGCTGGTCAATTAAAAAGAAGCTCTGCTAAAACAAGAAATGATCCTAATTCTAGAATAAGACAGGCTAGAAGAAGATGGAAGTGTTAATTGTCTTATCTTAACGCAAACATACCACCTCAATATTCACAAATAAGGAGAGAATATCTATATGACTGTAAAAAACATCACGGCGAAGTTGAAGACTGTATTATCTTTGGTATATCCAGTTTGGGTGGGCGTGCAATACTATGGCATGCTCTTATGGAAAACGGTGCAATATTCTATCGCTTGCCTATTAGCGCATTTATTCAACGTGGTTTTAAAGTCAAAGATGTACCACTCAGACGATTGGATGAACTTGAGCTTTGGAATTCTTTTAGTTATCATCCTGCTGTTAACCATTGGGATATTTTAGGTTCAGCTTCAGGAAAATATATCGGTAAAGATAAAAAGTGGCATACTGGTAATTATCTTTTTACAATTGATTGGGCACATCCAGATGCTAATATATTAGATACTGATCATTCAGAAATTCCAAACGAACATAAGTGTGCACATATTATGGCTTTAGATGATGGTAATTATGCAGCTCAACCTAATAATAGATGTATATGGGATTTACCTTCTTTTACTGTTAAAAATAATATTCCAGATTGGAAAGTTCAAACAAACGAATGGAACGTAGAAGATACAGGACAATGGAAAACGGAAGATACTGATAATTTCTTTTATGAAATTGAAGAAAAAAATATAGAAAGTTAGTAACTTTTGTTATATAATGTTTAACATAAAATGTTAAGGTTATTATATGAACATCTCGGAATTATTAAAAAAAAACATAGTAATGATACCTGTGGTTGCTTCTATTTTAGTTGGAACATTTACAGGAATTAGACACGTTGTATCTTTAACTGAAACTATCAATGCAAATAAAAAAGCTATTATTATCATAAATGATATTAATTTAAAAAATCAAATAAAATATATTTCTCAATTAACATTAAATCAAAATGAATTAATGATGAGAGTTGAAAGAGAAAAAGGAAATAACGCTATAGCACAAGATAAATTAAAATTATTATCTGAAAAGCTAAGACAATTAGAATCTGAATTTAAACAATTTCTTATAAATAAAAATAATTAATATGGAAAGTCTCAGGATGGATTATAGATTTACAGCACTATTAATAGTTCTTATGGTAATTTTAACATTATTTGGAGGACCGCAATAATGACTAAAAAAACTAATACATGGATGATAGGTTTATTAGGTACAATTTTAATGGGACTGAGTACTTGGGTAATTATTACTCTTGTAGAACTTCAGGTTTTAATTATGATGTTTCAACAAGAGCTTTTAGACTTAGATAAAGTTATTGGTAGGATATACTATCATATGGACAGATTAGCTAAATAAAAGACTTTCAAAATCAATATTTTTGTTTTATATCTCT